GTCCTGTTAAACCTTGAAATCCTTGATCACCTTGAAACCCTTGAGGACCTGTTACACCTTGTAAACCTTGAGGTCCTGTTAAACCTTGAAATCCTTGAGGTCCTGTTAAACCTTGAAATCCTTGATCACCTTGAAACCCTTGTGGACCTGTTACACCTTGAAATCCTTGAACACCTTGAAATCCTTGAAATCCTGTAGCTCCTTGAAATCCTCGATCACCTTGGAAACCTTGTGGACCTGTTGATCCTTGAAATCCTTGAAATCCTTGTGGACCTGTTGCTCCTTGTCCCTGATCACCTTGGAAACCTTGAGGACCTGTTGCGCCTTGAAATCCTTGAAATCCTTGAGGACCTGTTACACCTTGAAATCCTTGGTCACCTTGTAAACCTTGAGGACCTGTTACACCTTGAAATCCTTGAAATCCTTGAGGACCTGTCGCACCTTGGAAACCTTGAGGTCCTTGGCCGCCCTGAGATCCAGTCGCTCCAATTTGAGTATAAGTTATTTGTGAAACTGTTAATATAACAGATGGAATTGCTGGCCTTAATGGTGTTGATTGAGTTCCTCTACTTAACAACCTAATATTCCTATCGGGTGAACTCCACATTATCTCATAATAGTCATTACTATTAGAAGAAACCAACCAGTTCCAAGCGGCTACCTCTTCACTATTATTACCAAAAACTTCAACAGTTGTATTTGAATTATCTACATTTTGTCCATTCTTTTTTAACCATATGTCAATCTGATCATTGCCATTATCTGTTTTATCTATTTGGGCTATGAATTGTATGTTATAAACACCAACTGAACTTATAGTTATTCTAGAATTACTAACTATTGAAACTCCATTTGAGAAATCAGTTGTGTTGAATCTCATAGCATTCGCCAATGAAGCTGTTGGATTTATTTGAGTTGTAGTATCATAAAAAGAACCATAAAGTCCTATAGTTCCTCCAAGTCCAGTTGCACCTTGAACACCTTGGGCACCCTTTGCTAATATTCCCCAATTAGATGTATCTACATCTGGGGGAGATGATGGAACAGATAAAATTGGATTCAAACATATATATGTACTATTATCATAGACAACCAGATCATTTGCATCATATAAAAACATATTATCCCATTCACCCATCCAAAGTAATGTAGTGCCAGCAGGTCCGGTTGGTCCTGTAGCACCCTTTGATATTGGTATATAATTTCCAATTCCATCGTAAAAATCACCTGATATGTATTGTACTAACCTTTGATATGTTCCAGATACGGTTAATCCAGTTAAGCTATATGTCATACTTTGATATATATATTATATAATCTAACTTATGTTTATGAAAAGATACCTTAAATGGGAAGAAACTGATTTTACTTGGGAAAACCTTTTTATGGTTTGGGAAGAAGTAGCAATAATTGATGAAATATTGAAAAGATTAAAGGGTGGCGGACAATCCTATTGGGATTATGTTAAAGGAAATCCATGGGAAAAGAATTCCAAACTATTAGGTGAAGAACTTTCCAAAAGGTTTATTAAGATTTATTGTAAGGTAAATGGAATAGACTACAAAGAAGAAAAATCAAATAAGAAAGTTAATGCTACCGTAAATGGACTCCATAGAGTTTTAAACTATAATGAATCTATTAAAAAGATTGTTTTGAAAAACAAAATATAATATATAGAAATAAAAAAATAAACTTTTTATGGAAGTTATAAAATTCTCAAATTACATAAAAGATATGAATTACGATAATATACCCCCACATCTAAAAGATACCCTCTATTCTATCCTAGAATCTGATGATTTAGACAACTTTGAAGAAACTGATTACCAAGAAATTATTGATGATGAAGTAGATGAATATACTACAGAAGAAGAACCTGAAATAGACTTAGAAACGGAACCAGAAAAACAAATTGAAGATGAAGAGGATGAAGATTTTGTTATCTATAATGATAAGAACGACGCTTTTTCATGTGAGCTATCTGTAGAAGGTGTTGATATGAAGAGCTGTAAAGTTAGACTTATATTAGAAACAGATGAGTGGAATATATTCTTCAATGGTAAAATAGATAGAAGTGGTAAATGTGAAATCAATTTGAAAAGGGTAAGCCTTTTTCAAGAAGGTAAAAAAGGTGTTGCTAAACTTGAAATAATAGCAGATGATACTATTTTCATACCTTGGGAAAGTGATTTCATAGTGAAGAAAAGTAAAAAGGTTTCTGTAAAGATCAATGAATCCTATAAAAAGAAATCTAAAATAAAGTTAAAAAGGATTATATAATTAAAGAAAAATTAATATTTTTTTTTAATATATATATATTAAAAAAAATAATATATGAATCATTTAAAGACGTTTGAGGAAATTAATTTTAAGAATCTAGCCGCTGGAACACTATTGGCTTTGAGGTAAAAACAGAGAAGTTGAGTTCCGTACTAGAGACATAACATTCAATATTGGGGATTCTGTTAAATCAAGAACGGAGAATGTGGTGTTGAAGTTAAACGAGTTAATAAATAAAAATAAAAGTGGACTAAAAGTCCCCTTTTTGATTTTAAAACTCCCATCTTTTATTTCCACCATTCATTATTTTAACAGCACCAATCTCGTTCATCATTTGCTCCTCTGTTAAAGAAGGATCGAAACCCAATTTTATCAACTTCTTTTTTGTCCAATTTGATCTATGTTCCCCTTTACCATCTATTAAATACCAGTAACCTGGCTTAGATTCGTGGATGAAGTTAAATCCTAATTTTTCATGCAATTCCCCACTAGATATCAAGTTGTCGGAATAGGTTACTATTTTACTTGGTGAATAATTATCTATGAAATATTTCAATAACTTCGAAGCCCCACCAACCACATTTACAAATAATTTATTACAAAATCTAGTAAGTTCATAAGAATCCTTATCTCCATTCATAATAACCCTACCTTTTGAGAAAGACATAAAAGAAACTATTTCTTCATTAAAATATAATCCCAATCTAATGGAAGACTTACAATCACCTTGTAAGTGATTATCATCTAAGAACTTCTTAGAATCTTTCCAAGATACTAATTTTATAGAACATTTTCTAGCTCCAATTTTACTTGGCGTCCCACCAATCTTATTTAGTATAAAGGATTTACATATATTCATTTTCATGATCCATTCATCTTCCCATATAGTTATGATTGATATTCCCATTTCTTTAAAATACTTAGTCTTATTCAAATGGTAGTTTTCTTCTTTGTATTTATCTGAATGCCACCAAAGTCCATTATATTCAAAACCTATATTTAATTCGGGTAGATAAATATCTATTTCATACTTACCAATCCTTTTATTCTGTAAAACTTCCAAATCAGTATTCCCCGATACAAAGTGATATATTTCAATCTGTGACAAGGATGAGTTATCAGAAATGGGGAAGCATTTCGTACATGGGTTATGTCCATTATTTACCCTCCAATAAAATTGATATGGAAGTATATTAAATTCTTGTTTACATTCACCACAATCGAATATAAGTGTAGTGGTTAAGTCCTTTTCAAACCTATTGAATGTGTAGTTACCATTTACTCTCTCTTCAATCCTTTTCCTATATTCAATATAGAAATGTTCTGTTGTCTTCTTATGTATTTCTTTATTCATCCAAGGGTGTTCCACCCCATACTTTTCAATAGAGGATTTCTTAAATGAATCTTTAAAGTCAGAATTCTTGAATGAGTCAATTCTTTTATCTAAAAGTATTTTGGACTTGGAAGGATTATCCACACTCCAATTTTCCAATAGTGTTTCTTTAGACTTTTCCTTTATTTTATTATTTGACATTGGTGAATTTCCACCATATCTTTCAATATTGGTTTTTATTATCTTTTCTTTTATTGAATCTAATTGAGATGGGTGTTCAACTCCCCATTTATTTATAGAGTTTATCTTTTTATTTTGTATTATGCTAGGATCTTTTGATATACACTTATTTGAACAATATTTAAGATATCCTATATTAGAGTTTTTAAACCTTACATTATTTACGCATTCAGGATTGACACACTTAGGGATTTCAGTTAATCCATTTATAGATAAATAAACCTTTTCCTTGAATGAACATTGTAAATGGGTATATCCCTCGATAATAAAAGTATAGTGATCAGGATAGTTTTTTAATAAATAAGATTCTTTGAACATTCTACCAGATGGATCTGGTTGTTTAAAAATAGAAAAATCCATATATTTATATATGGATTTTTTGGTATTGTTTTAAATAAAAAAAACCTCTCAATTTCTTGAGAGGTTTTTATCATTATGGATTTATGAAACCACCTGATTGGATTGCTCCAGTTCTTAGAATTGTAACATTGTTTACAATTATACCCATACCCTTAATAGGTTCTACATAGGTGTCTAATACACCGATTTGACTATCTATTATTATTTGAGTGTTGTTTTCTTCATCACACTTGTTGAAGTAGTTAAACAATCCGTTTCTATTCACATAGCTTTCACATATTGAATCAGCTCTTAACTTGATTTCTGCTCTTGTTTCTGCTGTGTTGAATCTCCATTGGAAATCAAGTAACATAGCTGACAATTCTCTTTCTAGTTCGATTAGGACCTCTCTTACGTGGATGTAAGATAAAGCTGATCTATAAAGAGTTTGGGCTGTATTTTCAGTCTCAATCACGAATCCTCTATTTTTCTTAAGAACTAGTGGATTGATTTGAGCCACATTTAGGTTTTCAATATCAGATGGTGTGAAATCTTGTTCCAATCCAGCGATATTAATAACCCTACCATTTGTAACACCTGCTGCAATTGTCCAAGGAGTAATTGTAGAAGCACCAGTGTTAATTTTTCTCATGTAGGTTGTTGCTACATAAGCTGCTGGTGGGACATCTATAGGTCTTCCATTATCGTTTACTGTTACATAAGGTAAGAAGTAACCAACTGAGCTAGCTCCTCTACCATCACCAAATGAATACAAGAACGCTGGACTCTTTTCAAGGTCACCACCAGAGGCGATTAAACTTGTTTGAAGTACACCTTCTGAATCTACGAAGATTGGAGAAGATGAGTTCTTAAATTGTTTTAGAGATGGCATATTTAAGAATCCGAAACAGTCAAGTCTTTCGCCACAAATATCTACTATTTGTTGTTTAGATCTTTCTGTTAGACCAAGACCAAATGTATCAATCACATATCTAAAGTCAATTGCTTCTTTATTTGTAAGAGCTTTAAACAATGGTGTTCCTTTTGCCACTAGGTTTAGGATTGCATTTTGTCTTGTTTCAGTTCCATCAGGCATTGAAGCTTCTCTTACTCTAAATCCTTTTAGGGATATAGCTTTATAAGTAGATACATAATCTTCGATTGATGTATATCTTATTGTTTGTAAGTCACCTGAACCAAATGATACTTTTTCAATCGCTGAGTCACAAGTAATTTCTACTAGAGTTGTATCAGGAGCGTAAACTCTTTTGTTAATAATTCTAGTTAATTTTCTTGGAACTTGACCAATTTCAAGATTTGTAGTATCAACCGCTGCTTCTAGGAAGTCACCAATTTTTACCTCTGTATATCTTGAACCATTTACTAAGATTTTATTTTCTACTTGAGTATATCCAGATGGCACTTCGATTTCAATTGATTGTTTGTAGTTAGAATCGTAAGTAACAACATCGAATGGAATATCTCTTGTTACTGTTAATGCTGATTCACTTGACAAATCGGAATCCACAAAATCAACAGTAAGTGTTTCACCACTTAAATACATTTTCAAGTAAGATTTGCCTCCATCATTAGCATCATATAACTTAGTTACGCCTGATAGGTCTTCAGCAGTTACCTGAGAAGTTAATTCGTATGTATAGAATGTTCCTGCGTAAAATGTTCCTGTTATTGGATCAACTAGTTCAGAAGCTGTTCCTGTTTCACCTGATAATTGAAGAGTTCCAGTGTTTAATGTAGAATCCGGAACTAAGAATAATGGTGAATTTAATTCATCAAATCTAGGATTTCCTGATTTTGGATCATTATCAAATGTGATATAACCAATTCCTCCACTGTTTTGTAATATTACTCTAAAAGAGTAATCTGGATCTAAAAGGTTATGGTATATAAAGTCTCCTGTGTTTATTGATCCATTAGAGAAGTCTTGGTATAGATCTGAATACTTAGACACAACACCATATGTTCCTGTGCCAGCAAATGTAGATTTAGTTAGTAAACCTTTTCCTGTAGTACTGAATACCAATTCATTGTCTGTCCTGTAGAACACTAAGTTACCAGCTAGTATAAATTGAGGTACACTTGTAACACCTAAGCTTAAGTTAAAACTCTTATTCTGAGATGTTGCTGTTACAATACCACTTACAGTTGCGTTTTCAAGAGAATGCTTTTCAAATGTCACACCATCTTTTATAATAACCATTTTATCTAGGTCAGCAGAGTCTAACATATTTACTAAGAAGTTAAATGCTTTTATCCTTCTGTAAACTTGGTAGTTAGATGTACTTGGTGTTACAGCTGTATTTAAGAATGTGACTTTTATCGTACCGTTTGTTTGGTCTGTTACTTGGTAGTCTACACCATTTACTAGGTCAACAAATCCACCTTGATCTACTGTTAAATCTGCATAAACAGGGTTAACATTTGGATTTGATATTGAAGTAACACTTGATACAGTCAATCCAAATACACTTGCTGTGTATAATAATATTTGTGTGGATGGTGTTGTTGCTGATGTAGATACAGTCAATCCAAAAGTAGCTCCTCTAACATAGTTTGTAGAAGCAGTGAATAATGTTACTGATTGAGTTGATGCAAAAGTTGTTAGTCCACCTGTTGTGAAATAAGCCACACCAGGACCAGTTGAGAATGTAGTCCCGGACCAAGTGGCCGAGAACCCACTCTGAACATAGTTTGATTGAACAAACAAACCGCTTCTGACACTATAAGTTACACTCCCAAGAGGGATATCATTTGCTGCCAAAGTTGGAGCTGATAATCCATTCTTAGATTTTATTGTACCTGTTGATCCTTCAATGTATAATAAAGAAGTACCATTTTGTGTATTAGAGTTATTCGCGAATCCAGAAGTTGTTAATGAATATGTAAATGTTCCAGTCGTCCCAGAATTAACTAGAACTTTATTACCACCAATTATTGCATAAGCATTTGATGAAGTTTCAGAATTAAGAGAAAGAGTTGGATCTGTTAATGTGAAGGATACAACAAGTGAGCTTGTTCCACTAAGAACATCGGATGCTGTTGCGTGAATAAGTCCGTTTACGAATCCTTCCGAGAAATTAACATTTCTTGATGATCTAGATCCCCAATTTCCTCTTAATAGGGACATACTAGGACCAAAAGCGATACTATTATTTGGAAGATCTAGGAATGTTTCAGAGTAAGGAACTTCTTGAACGATTGTTTCGCTATATGATAAGTAGTCGATTGTTTTTCGGAATTCACCAACTAAACCATCTGCTGCTACCAAGTTGTTACCGATTAGATCAATCATTCCAGTAGAGAAATCCTTTTCTAGTTTGTCTGAGTTAAATGCGCAGAACACACCAGTCATATCTGTATCTAAGTTCATTACTGTCTCGATAAAGATATTTCTACCATTTGTATCTCTGAAGAATGGGATTAGTGATAAACCTTCATAAAACCTTAAAAGATTAACATTTCTATCATTGGCAAAATTCAAGACTTGATCTTTTGACAAACCTTGGTTGGTGAAGTATTTAGACCATGTACTATCAACCGAAAGTTGTTGATAATTAGACCAATCTCCAGCTACCACCAAAGCGTCCACTATATAATCCGAAGCATAATCTAAAGGACTTACATAAGTAGGAACTTTATCACCAGAACCATAAGCCTGTAACAAAGTATAGTTGAATGTTGTTAATTTTGTTTTGAATACGAATAGGGTCACATATCTATCTGACAGGTTAGTGAAGCTCAATAGTCTATCATCATCACCTGGATCATTTGTGATCAAGTTGATGAATGCTTCGGTATCTCTTTTCCAAAATCCAGTAGTATCAAAGAATCTTCTGTATGCGCCTTCTCTTTCAACGTCATTCAGTTTATCTGTTCTTGTTGAAACAGATTTATATTCTATCTTATCAAGTGTGTCTGATGTAGACAAAAGATTCATAGCGAATACTGGACCAGATTCTAACATCTTTTGGACTGTTCTGTGGAAATAAGAACCCTTTCTCTCCATACTCCTATCTAGAGGACCAAACATATTCTCAAAATCTGTAATAGTTTGAACCAATACTGGAGTATTTACAGGACCTTTCTTAGAGAAACCAAATACCAAATTAGTTGTTCCAGCTACTGTTGGTGAACTAATTATAGAATTATCAAACTCTTCAATAAATATGCCTGGTCTTTTGTATTTTCCAATTTGAATTGCCATAATATTTTATTAGTTTTTATTTATCCTATATATAAAAACAAAAAACCCTATTTTTCCATTTTCAATAAAAAAATTGAGACCACTTAAAGTGGTCTCGGTTCATTTTGAAGTTTATTCCTATTGTCATTAATTTCTTTTTGATATTGCTTCATTTTTTCTTTTAGGTCTAATTCAAGTTTTGCGCATTCCTGATTAATTTTATTAATCTCTTTTGTTTTCACTTTCATCTTGTCATTCATTAGTTTAATATTCTCATCACCATATTGTTTACTACTTGGATTATTTTTTATATTTGTTTTTTCGTTATCCACATCTTTTTTAAGTTTATCTATTGAAAGGTTAAGATTATTTATTTGTCTTTGTTTTTTAAAAATTTCAGCTGACATACCAAGTAGTTTATTATCAAATGTTGTTTTTTTAGGATCACTTATGTTTAAAAATTTGTTTGATACTAATAATTTATTCAATTCGATTTCATTTAACGATTTCATATAAAGGTTATATAGAGTTCCTCTTTTAGCATTATATTCTTTTATTTCCTCTTCCATTTTATTTAAGGCGTTTTTAGATGAAACGATATCAATGGAATCGTTTTTTTCTGGTTCTAAATTTTCTAAAATAAAATTTTTATAGTTCTTTATCATGGCAATATATTATTTAACATACCTGTCAGTATTCCAGGAGCACCGCAGAAATAATCAAATTTTTTATTTATTTTTATTTGATCTTTTGTGGACTCATCCACAAGTGTTTTTATAGTCCCCAAATTTTTTATTTTCCGGTTTCCATCGCTATTTTGTAAAGTCCCAGTGCTCACCAACCATGTACTTGATTTTACCATGTGCAAGGTTTTATTTTTCAGTTTATCTATTTCCATTCCTCCAACGTCTTTAGCCCCGGTCAGTATTAAATCAGTATTGCCTCCACCACTTATACTCGTGTAATCATAATTATTTGAACCAAGAGTTTTATCCAATAGTTTTTTAATATCCTTTGAGGATCTCTGACCCACCATTACTACTTTATCTCGATCAACCTTAACAACATAAAAAGTTATAGAACTTGGAGAATTCCCTGCCCAATATTTTTCATTATCCCATTCATACTTTAATTGATAAAACTTTCCTTCTTCAAATTTTTCGTTAGGATTAATGTCTTTCCATTCAACTTTTTTCTTACTTCCAGTGCTAGGTGATTCAGAATTTCCTCTGGTAGGGGACCTTGAACCACTTCCATCACTTCTTTCTTCACTTTTATCATCAATGTTGAAGTATTTTCTCAACATTTTACTTCTTATTTTTTTGAATTCGCCGCTACCATTTAACAATTCCTCAATAAAAGAGAATAAATTTGTACCACTACTCTTAACACTTTGTTGTGTGTCCGTGTTACTTTCTGCTGTTGATACAAACTCTGTATTAGCCAACACTTTTCTTAGTTTTGGATCTTCTAATATATTCATCACGAGTTTTTGCCATTCATCATAAGTAGTTCTAACAGCCCAAGGTCCTCGGCCAGGTACACCGTCTTTACCACTATAATCCCTGTCTTTGTCACCACCTATATATTCATATTCTCTTAAAACACTTTGACTTACCTTACCATCTTTTCTTCCAGAAGGAATATACATCGTAGCATATTTATCGTATGCTTTTCTAAAAATGTTAATTATCCTAATTATTCTATCATAATCGTCTTTGTCTATCTTCGATGGATCGTTAAGTGAGGATTTTATTTTATTATCCAGATCATCTAGGTCGTTTTTAACTGGAGTGTAATTACCAAAGTGGTTATTGAATATAATAGAAGATGTCCCCAAATTAGTTGGCCCTTTTCCTCCAGTAGGCCCCCCAGTTCCCCCAGTAGGCCCCCCAGTTCCCCCAGTAGGCCCGTATTCTCTTATAAGCTGAGTCTCGTCAAATAGCTTTATATATCTCCCACTTCCTTCGTCTGTAAAAGTGTATTTATACTTCATATTTATTTTTTATTTTTTTGGGTACCAATCATATCAAGAAGAAACTCCCTTTGTTTATCACTTAGATTTTCGGTCTTAATATCTTTGTATATACTAATAATTTTTTCAATTTTACTTTTACCGAGACATTTCAATTGAATAGTGTAAAAGTTTAGGTCTTGCTCTAATTCATTTTTAAATGAAGGATTGGAATTCATTCTATATTTCTTTAGAATATTAAGATAATCCCTAAACCTTTCCTGATAAGAAGAAAAACTATTTTTCCATATTTGATGTTTTTCCTTTTTATACTCTTCTCTAATATTTGGTTTACCAAAACCAAACCATTTCTCGGATAAGAAAAAATCATAATCGATTAAGTGTTTCATATATAGTTATGGTAATGTTTGTAAATAGTTTTCCAAATCTTGGATATAAATATCTAGAGTAGTTTCAAATGATTCTGTGACGTTTCCTTTTACGTTTTTTGCGTTTCTTATTAGCAATTCGACCTTTTGTTTTTCAGTCAAGTTATTGTTACTTAGTATAATCCTCTGTCTATTTAAAAAATCAGCCTCCATCTGATGATAATATTGTTCTAGATCATCATCATTCATTCTGGTCATCACTGCCAAAGATTCCAACTCATTCCTGAGTTGTTTTGCCAATCCATCTAATCCAACTTTTTTCACATAGATTTTACCTATTCTTAAAGTGGAATTTATCAACCTACCTAAATAACTATCACCCCAACTAACGTCGTTGGTAAGTGATTCGTCTAACTTCTTTGCCCTTAAAAATTCTTCTCTTGATTTAAAATTTTTCATGTTAACTTTGTTTTTGTAAATCTATTATCTTTTTAAGTGTTGAGTTGAAGTTCTTTAGGTCTTCACCAAACTCACCTAGTGAGCTATAAAAACCTTGACCATCAAATTGTTTACTTCTTTTGTAAAATCTAGCTATTTTTTCAGCGACAATAACCCTTTTGGTTTGTTTGGAAATAACTTGAATACTTTCCTTATAAAGAATATCCATATCAGGGAGTGTTTTACTATACTTACCTTCTAAGAATTCAAAAACATCATTGTATAAGTTTTTTATTTGTTTTTTTCCTTCCTCGGTAAGCTTCTCCTCTAAAATATCACTAATGAATTTTGGAGTAATTCCAATACCTTTAAAATTATCATCCTTAATATTTCTAACAGATTTTGATATCTTTTCAAAAGCTTGTAAAAGATGAGTTTCATTTTTATTTATCACAACTTTTCTAGGTTGTATTCCAAGTTGTTTTTCTTGTATAAGCTCATCATATCTTAGTAATCTAAAGTTTTCTTGTATTTTAACCCCATCAAAAGAAATTAAAAGTGATCTTAGATGACCAAGATTTAAAACCATTAGAGCATAAATATTTTTAGTGCCTCCCCCATTATTTCCGGACTTAGTTACATCATTATTTCCGTCATTATTTCCAGAATTGGCTTCGTCATTAATTCCGTCATTATCCACTGGTTTAGTTTCAGATTTAGTTCCTGAATTAGTAACAAATTCTAAAGATTGCAACAGGTCGTTCAATGTTTTAGCCCTTGATTGTCTCTGCCCCTTTTCCCTCATAAGTTTAACTACCACACCAGCAACTACTAAAGAAATACCTAGAGCACCTAGTATTGGAGACAGACCAATCAGTTTAGATCCAGTTGATGTTACAACGGATGACACAACACCTTTTACTACAACTTTTTTAAGTTGTATAACTATTTTATTTATTATAAGTGATTTTACACCACCATTTTGATTCATTAGGAAACCATTTCCCCAAGTTTTTTCTAACTTGTTAAATACATCACCTACAGTTTTATTACTGGGATCATTTAATTGATCCATAATGTTTTCAACAGAAGGGTTTCTTCCATCAGGACTAAGAAAATCTGACATTGATTCTATTCCCTTTTCTGTATTTCCATTACCATACCAAGAAAAGGCATCTTTTAAGTTTTGTATAGGTTGGTCGGAATTTAAAGATTTACCAGTTTCAGACATGAAACCATTGTTTTGTATAGTATATGTCCAACCATTAGGATCAACAATTACATTTTTTGATACTAAGTCATTAACTTTATCAACTCTGAATGTATCTGGACTTTTAATTGTCTCTGAAACTAAAGTTTTAAACCATTCTGTTTGTAAAATCCAACTTAATGTTCCCAAAGCACCACCAAGTAAAGATAAGACAATTGGAAGTTTATTTGATTGCAATGTCTTAATCCTTTCACTACTTATATTCTGTTGTCCAGATGTTTTTTGGAATTTAGAATACTGACCTGTTCCTGATTTTGGGGTTCCCATTTTCTTTCCAAAAAGCTTATCCATCGCCTTATCTTTCAAAGCAGATAGTTTTTTTAATATTTCTTCTTCTTCATTCAAAAGTTCCATATCTAAGGCCCCCAACTCATTAGAAGTGATGGATCTGGACTCCATAACCGAGTAAACAGCTTTTAGATCAACATCTAGATGTTTCTTTACAATTTCTCTTAGATCTTCTATTATCTCATTTACAACCGAAGCATCCATATATCCTGGGTCATTAGTTTGTTTTTGAGAAGCTTCAACCAATGAATCATAGAATTGCCCATATAAAATAATGCCTCTTAAAAAGTTAATCTTCTTTTTATCGTTGGGAAATTCAGGAGCTACTTTTTCAACCTCATCACTTACTTTTTTTAAAAGGATATTGGTTTGCTTATTTAAAATATTTGCAATATTTGATGCGGCCTTTTGGTCAGTCTTGCTTCTTCCAGTAAATTTTCCACCAACTTTATACCTCCCCAGCTTGGACAGACCATATTTAACATCTTCCCAAAAAGATTCATTTATTTTTTGATCATTTTCCCTGTTGTAAAAGTTCATAATTAATATTTTTTTTATGTATATATTAAAAAAATTTCTTTACTTTTATCAATTTCAATAAAAAAATATTTTCACACACCACTATGAAAAAATAGAAAAAAAGAAAGGTTTTAAGGAAATTGAATTTCGATCATCAATATATATGTATAGTTATGAGATTTAAAGAATTATTAATTGACAATAAGAAAATAGTAGGTGAAAAGCAGATAACAGATGTCTTAGAGAGAAAAGGATTCCATTGGTTAATAGATTCCGAAGTAGAAGAGGCAAAAATAGAGATCGAGCACAACACTTTAATTTGGCACTCAGGAAGTTACTATTCAGGTAACTGGCACTATGGTATCTTCAAAGGTGGTGAATTTTATGGAGTATTTGAAAACGGAATATTTGAAAAAGGTAATTTCAAGGGTGAGTTTAAAAGTGGTATGATGTTTGAATAAAAAAATAAGTGTAAATCTTATGAGTAAGAAGCAGTTCCGAAACATAGTAAAGGTCTTGACAGAACCTAACTTTGTTAAAATCGAAAAAGGTGAAAAAACCTCATTCTACCAAATTGGCGACTTTATTACTAACGATGTAGCAGAAGCAGTTGCGATTATGATGATAACACCTGAAATAGATCCACACTTATGGAATACTAAATTTAATTGTAATTGCGAAGATCTAGAACCTAGGAAATGCTTATATTGGTTAACCGGAGGCGATAAAGAATGGGTACTTTTGGAAAACTATAAAAAGACATGGATTGAATGTGACCTGGATTTCCAACAGAAATATGGCCTTTTAATACTAGATATTGTTAAGAATGCTAAGACCCTTGGTGACATAAAAGAAAGGTTCACAAAAGAGTTAAATCTACTTGATTTGTATGAGTTTGCCCTTTCAATAGACATCGTGAGATTCTAAGGAAGAAATATTTGATGATATATATAATAAAAATCAATAGTTTTGAAGAAAATATTATCAAATATAATCTACTTTATAATCTATATTATTGAATCAATCGAATTATTCCATTATGACTTGGATGAAGATGATATAACTAAAAAAATATTATTTTCATCCAAGTTTAATAAAAAATTACTCTCAGATTCAGGATTTGTTAACACATCCAATATTCATATAACACAACCTTATAGAATATGGGAACTGGAATTGGAAAATGGATTATACTTAGAATGTGCAGATAATCACATATTATTTAGACATGGATACTCAGAAGTAAGATGTAAAGACTTAAATATAGGTGACTACATACTTACAATTAATGGCGAGCAAAAAATAAGCAAACTTAAAAAAACCAATAAGAAGGTTTGTATGTTTGATGTTACCGTAGATCATCCATCACATAGGTATTATACAAACGACATTTTAAGTCACAATACTATTAATGCAGCTATAGTAATGCTTCATTATGTAACATTCAATAATGATAAAAACATTATGATTGTGGCTAACATAGCCGCCACAACCGTTGAAATCGTGGATAAGATAAAATCAATTTATACCTTATTACCATTCTTTCTAAAGATAGGAATTAAAAACTGGAACCAAAAAACAATCATATTTGAAAATGGTTGTAGAATAAAGTCTTCAGCTAGATCAAAAACACCAGCGATTGGTTTTACTATTGACTTTCTTTATATAGATGAGTTTGCTCATATACCAGCAAACATTATTGAGAATTATTATACGGCGGTATATCCAGTTGTTTCCGCTCTTGAAAACTCTAAAATAATTATCACATCTACCCCAAATGGTATGAATAAATTCTACCAAATATTAAATGATGCAGAAAGACCAGATGGAGATCCCCTTAAAAACTCTTATAGATCACTTAGAGTTTATTGGTATCAAGTTCCAGGCAGATTTGTTACTTATTGTAGACTAAATCCGTTTAGGTTAAAAGAATTTGGTGTAGATAAAGAATTTGTTTATAATCAACTAAATGAAAGATTCTCATCTAGAACAAAAACAATGATGAGGTTTGATTCTGAATTAACCAAAGATGTTATACACATATTCAATAACGAAGATGTTTCTGATGATGAAGTAAAATCTTTTATATTGAATATAGATGGACAAGAAGTTTCTATCAGATCTATTTCTGAAGTAACCACTTGGAAAGAAGAAAGTATTAAAAATATTGGAGGTGAAGATGCTTTTAACCAAGAATTCGGACTAAGGTTTATAAATGACTCTAAATCACTTTTAAATGAAACAATAGTAGAAAAAATGTTACAAAACAAAAAGAATTTTATTTGGGAAAGGATAGATGAACTAGATAGAAGGTTAAAATTTTCTTATGAGGATCTAAAATGGATAGATGATGATTCTATCTATCAACCAATAGTAAGAAAACAAATAAGAGGGGTTATCTCTGTTGATATTGCTGAAGGACTAGGTCAGGATTATTCAGTTATAAACATATTTAAAATATCCTTAAAATCAGCAGATGTAATAGAAAGAACTAGACATAAATATACACACCTATCGGATTTCTTTTGTTTGGAACAAATAGGCATGTTTAGATCTAATTGGGTTTCAGTAAAACAATTGACTGAGATATTCTATGTTTTACAATTCGAATATTTTAACGATGAAAACTTTAAAGTTGTTTTAGAACTTAACAACTATGGTAATGAATTTTTAGCTCACCTTCCCCACTTATTCGAAGGAAATAACAATTATGGTTCTGGTGTTTTCTTAAAATACAAACACAGAGCGGATGCAACAGAAGAGAAAATTGGATTGAAAGTTGGTGAAAACAAAAATTTACTGGTTAAGTCCTACCAAGAATGTATGGATATAGGTAACTTCTTAATCTACAATGATCAAAATATAAAAGAGATCACCACATTTGTTAAAAGAGAGACAACATCAGGCAATATTAAATACTGCGCTGATATCGGTAATGATGATACTGTTATGACCTTGGTTAATGCTTCTTCTGTATTTCAAAAACACTCATTTAGAGAAATGGTTGAAGATTATGCTAGAACATTGGATCCAAGTATAATTAGCTCTTTCAATACATGGTTAAATCAAAATGAAGATCTAATACAAGCAACAGACTATTCATCTTTAATAAATGCCAATAGGGAAAGAAGGTTTAATCAACAATATAAAGAAATGAGTTTAGGGAGAAGATTTTTCTAAAAAAATAAATCCTCACCATGTGAGGATTTATTTCAGTGGAGTTATTCGTCTTCAAGTCTAATTCTATTAGGCTTACGACCATATTTACGATACCTAGTATATTTTGCATCTTTATTAAGAAAGTATCCTGCGGGTTCATTGACCCCATCTTCGAATTCATTACAAGCTTCTATAAATTTCTTATAATCTTTTTCACTCATTAGCTGTTTAGCTCTTTTATAGAATTCATTTCTAATCTCGAAAGCTTCTTCCCTTTCTATATTTCTTCCTTCTTCTTCGCCGAAATATAAGTTATTTTTGTGTTTTTCTAGTTCCATCAACAAATCTTTTATTTTTGGATCATCTTGTATCTTAGCAAAGAGCGGACCTATTGTTGATTTCGCTATTTCGAAATCAAGTTTATCAAACAATTCACTCACTTTTTCATATCCACGAAAAAGACCATAACACACAAATGGTGTTGCGAGTTGCATTAATGCAACTGTTATTAGGTCAGAGTCAGTCGATTCATATACGGCCGTGTATTGTTGAAAAGTTCTTATATTTTTCATTTTTTTCATTTTTCTTTATATATTAAAAAAAAATACTTTTTTTGCTTTATTTATAAATATTTTGAACTTATTAAGATCGTGATTTTCTTGAGCTCCTTTTTTAGCATCATCTAACGTAGTATAATATCCAATAGGCTTTTTATTAAGGAAAAGACACCAAGAATTGTCAAATTCTTCATATTGAATATGGAAATCCCCTTTATAGGATTTACTTGCTTTGTAACCGTAACTTTTTACTTCCCATTGTATCTTCATAACTTACATTTTAGTGGAAAATGACTCAAAAGTTTTTATTCTTGTTATATTCAATATAACCTTAACTTTTGTAAATTTATTCATTTCATTTTCATTTACTTTAGTTATAATAAGTTCTGGTCTGAATTCAACTACATCTTCCTTTATAATATCCCTTAGACCATTTTCTGTTTTTGTTAAAAGAACTTCTAGTGTGTAATTAATCTGTCTTGTTATTTCTAATGTATCCAGATCATCATCGAAGAAAAGTATTTTCCTATATCTTGTGATTTCTGTGTCAATAAACTTATCACCTTCTGTTCTATACCCAATTAAATGTTGTATTAAAAGTTTAATCTTTTTTAGCTTCGTGTCATTATAATTTTGATTATAGAAATTGTCAGATATATAGTAATAACTTTTAATAGAAATACCATTTTTGTGGAGTATTTCATTAAGTTTTTCTATAAGAGTTTCATAATTCTTTTTGGTTTGTCGTGAACATATTATATAAATATCATCAGTCCTATTCTTTAATAAGTTAATCATACCCATATTCAAATCAAAATCCAAATGGTCTATGACACTTTTATTAAAGAACTCTTGTAAAGAAATAGCTAAATCTGATACATCAATCTTATTAGATTTACATTTAACTTTTATTTCATTGTAAAGTTTAGTAGGCAACCAATAAGTATTTCCATTGAATTGAATCTTATTATCCTGACTTCTATAGATGCCACTTCTGATTAAGTTAAAATCAGTTTTTGATATTTTTTTAATAGGAATTGTTGGATTGTTTTTACTAACAACCCAGGCTTCATTTTTAACTATCAATAATGTATCTAAGTCTACAAAATAAGATTTTTTCTTAACCATAATGACTATATATTAATTTTTAAACCTTTGGTATAATTCCCCTAAATTTTGGGTTTATTTTAACCCAATTAGATAGGTCATATTTGAAACTATCACATCCATAAAAAATATCTTCCATTTTAGTAACCTTACTAATATTCCATTTGGATATATCACAATTGAAGTTTTTACACCTTTTGAACATGTATTCCATATTCTTAACATTACTAACATTCCATTTTGATATGTCACAATTAAAGTATCTCCAACCATAAACCATATAACTCATATCAGTTACATTACTAACATCTAAGAAATTTAGATCAGCATCATTTCCCATCTTATCTACTAAATGTTCAACTATTTTTTTTATGTTATTGTCATTTAATTTAGTATTTTTTACAATATTAATATATTTATCAATAGGTATTGCTTTACCCCCACCAGAATTAAAGTAATCATGTTTTTGTTTATTATTGAACTTATTATAAATACTATTATCAAAATTAACATACTCATCTAAACTATGAACTAGAAAGTCCAATATCGATTCGTTCTTCAAATCTACATTTGGTATAGTTCCGGTGTCTTCAAAAGTTCCCATTAATGCAGCGATTTGGTCTTCTAAATTATTACTAGGATTTACTTTTTCTGGATTATTGTAGTAATAATCATCTATTTCTTTATAAGAAAATATACTTTTATCTATTAACTTTAACCTAGAATTAAAGGATAATACTTTTTCATATGTTAAATCATTTTTAGTTTGGTTAATGATGTTAGTAAAGTCAAATTCACCTTTATTATTTAACATAACAACATTAATTTCGTTATTTTTATCAGGTGAGTTATAATCATAAATATACCATATATTATTTTTTCCTCCATAAACATAACTTCCATACATAACGGGTCCAGTTATACAGAAACTGGTTTTTTTACCTAATAGTTGACTATCTCTAAGAGAGTTAACTCTAAAAACCTTTATATTACCATTATCATATTCTGCAACTGGTTTTAACCCTTCTAGATTTGGATTTATTTTGGTTCCAGGATTTCTTTTATTATACAACTCGGTATATAATTCATGAAGTTTTAAAATGAATTTATCTTCATCACTTATTAATGATTTTAAAATACTTTTTAATTTATCTTTGTTGTCACTTGAATTAATTAAATCCTTGTATTTATCAATATCATCTTTAATAAGTTCCTTATTATGTTTAAATTTAAACAACTCTGGTATATCCATTTCAGATTTAACACCGGTATTTTTAAGATTATCATAGACGGAATCCAAATATTTTAAATAGTCTTCATATTTACTTTTATATTTAAGTGCATTATTATCAGTACTTTTGGATACAATTTCTTTTAATTTATCCGAATAGTTCTTGTTAAACTCCTTGAATTGTTCATCAGACAACTTATAGTTTCGTTGAACACCTTTTAAAAAGGATTCTACATTAAATTCGGCCTCTTTTATAAGCCTATATCCATTATAACTCTTTATATATCTCATGAATCTATATATTAAAACTTAAAAAGTATATTATATAATGATATTTTTAACTTTTCTAAAAATGTTAGGTTTCTTTCCATAGACTTTATTGTGTAATATAATATCCCAATTCTAACCTTTTCACCAGACTCTAGATTGACCAAAGTATTAAATGTAACACATTTACCAATCTGTCTTGAACCCATTAGTATACTGAATCTATTTTTGGTATATAAATCCAGTATATTATATTGATAATCTCTCAATTTTATGTGTGATATGTTTCCTTCTTCAGTTTTTACTTTGCAGTATTTTTCAGCGAAATAATAAATGTCTTTAGAACATTTAACCCACTCTTGTATTTGTTCATCGGTCCACGCAAAGGTTATACCCGATCTTCTAACACCCACTTGGTTTTCAAACCAAGGGTTTTCATAACGCTTAATAACAACACCATCATTTATTTTATTTGTTATTTCTTCTACATTCTTACTTGTAAAAACAAATCTTTTTTCTTCCTGTGCTTTAACCATTATTTTACATTTTTTATTAGATCATTTAAGTCCCTAACATTCATTATGGTTCCCTCTTGTTCCTTTGGATTTGATTCTTCCATTTTATCGGAAATATCTTTTAAACCTAAGTCTTTTCTAAGGTCTTTATACATTTTTTCCATGTCCGTTCTTTGATTTTGTGAGAACTTAATATTATCTCTCATTTGAGATATTGTTTGGTTCACCACTTCGTGCATACGAGCTGAGTTGTCTCCATTATCAATCTGTCTTAATTGAGTTATACAGTTTTTAACAGTCATATTTTGAAGAAACTTCATTTGAGCAAAAACATCAGCATCTTCTTTTACTCTTCTAACTATATAAGAGTGTGTTCTGATATTATTATCATCACCTAAAAATAAATCAGCCAAATGATTTAAATAATCATCAGCTTCTTCTTTTGTCTTATCTAGGTCAGAATCATAGTCATAGATTTCTATCTCACCAAGATCTGGCATATCCTCTGGACTAGCCATATATTTTGTTATGTCCAAACTATTTTCATTGGTAACCCTTTCAAATTCAGCATATAGGTCATTTAATTTTTCCTTTTTGCTACTCATAATATATAATTATTATTTTATATTATATATAGGTTTAACCACTTTCCTTTTGTTTTTTGTTTATTTTATGTATTTTACTATAAAAAAGTTGAGTCAGTTAAAAACAACTGACTCAATCGAAATTTTAAATCCATATTATTCAACAAGTCCGTAAAATTCGGATCTAATATCAATAAGTAGACTATTAACTAAGTTTGGATCAACAGAATTTGGTAAATTAGAATTGTCAAAAAGTTTACGTATTGATTTAATCATCAACTCACTCTCTTCTATAATGGTTTCTAAATTGACCTTTCCTTTCCTTATAGATAATAAATATTCAGCGTCTGGCCTTTCTACAATAACTCCCAAACCTTCGGATATTTCTTTGGCCATACGTAGCAATCTGACGCAGTGCATCATATTCTTTCCATCAATCTTCTGATTATGTTCCTCAACATCAACCCATCTAGATTCATTTCTATTTTCTAACCATTCCGTATATGATTTATAATCTTTACAGTGCTGTGTATATGAGTCGCTGTTATAAACTATAGTACAAAATGGCGTTTCCCCTTTTGGTATTGATGATAGTCTAAGTTGATTTGACTTTTCCTCATCACCAACTACTCCAAAATATCCCTTATTCGAATCCGAATCATAATATAGGGCGAAGCAGTTTTGCGCGTTTGGTATATTAACCGCTCCAATTTTAGAAATGTCCAATTTATTTAATTCTACATATTCTCGGAATGGTTTGCTTTTTTCTCCATCTAATATGTAACAGAAATCTAAAATAGACTTCCTTACCATTCTATCATTTTCCCAGTTAACTTTTTTATTCTGTCCCTTTGCTTTTGAGATTTGTTGTACTCCATATCCACCAAAAGTGTTTGAACATTTTTTCGTTAAGAATTGGTCCTTTTTATCGAGTATCAAATCGAAAATTGGATCTTTATACATTATGAATTCATCTGGAGTATTTACAATCTCCAATATATTTGGGTTATTTTGTTCCAACAACTCCAAAAAACGACTAACTTCATAGAATACAGTATCATTTTTATCATCACTGATCTGTTCTTTATACCGATTACCTAGAATGTCCGATAGACTTTGTATATAAATACCACAATAATCAGTATCGGAATTGGGTAAGTTCGTACCATATACTTGAGATCCCCTCATTACAATTAATATGGGTTGGGCACCATTTACTTTTGAATTTACTAAATTTTCAAGTTTTTTTAGTTCTATTAAAAAAGACATATTTTTTTGTTGTTAAATGATTTAACTAGATCGACTCAACTGTACATGATAATTTTTTTGAGATAAGCTTTTCTTTAATCTTTGTTAATGATTCGTAATCTCCTCTTTTAACATCACACATACCAACGTAGTGAACAATGTTCGCACATTGACTTGCCTGTTGATAGGTATGTTCACAAATTGATATTAGACAATTTATAACATGATCAAAAGAATTATAATCATCATTATGAAGTATAAGAGCAAATGGCTCTGTTAGTTTTTCTTTAAGAATTGATTTTTTCTGTGACTTTGTTTTTATCATATATCTATTTATAGTTTTTATATATGGTTTTGTTCACAACATCCACCACAACAACTTCCAATAGTTGTCTATCAGCCCATTCCCTAAACCTAGGAAGGTGTTCTTGCCTGTCATCATAAATGGTGAACCTTTCTGGTTTATGTTTTGCAATCATCCTTTCAAACAATCTACATTTAAAGTAGAATGTATCGCCACCTGTGTTGCAATAAACCTCATCTACGTCAATGCCGTTCATTTCGAGAATATGTCTAACATACTTTTCCAATTTTAAAATTCTTCCAGTAGCTACAAATACGTGTTTGTTTGGGTCTGATAAATCCGCAACAATTCTTTTATAAGTCCATCCGTTTACAGGAAATTCTAAAAAATCAGTGTTCAAGCTTTCGGCTTGTCCCCACCAATCATTTCTTGGCCATTTCATACCAGATCTAAACTCCCATTGTTTAATTCCCTCATCTGGCCCAGGTGAGTGAATAAGAGTTTCATCGAAATCATAAGATACAAGTTCCATATATTTATATATATAATACAAATATAAACAAAAATACTATGAAAAAAAATTTTGGAATAATTTCTTTGGTTGTTGCTGGTATTGTAATTTTTTTACTTATATTAAGTAATATTACTGGTTGTGAGAAACATCCCACAAAAGAAGAACAAAACGCAATGGCTAAAAAGGATTCTAGTTACTCTCAGATTAAAACAAAAGAAGAGGTGAAAAGGGATCTAGGAAACTCTGACTTAGGTAAAAAGTTCAAAGAAGTTGATAAAAGTGAAAAGGTTACTACCATTACAAAAACTGTAGTAAAGTATGTTCACGACACAACTGTTTTAACAAGAACAGTTTATATCAAAAAAGACAACTCTTTGGAGTTTAATGGTGTCTTAGATGATTCTATAACAAGGTTAGAAGTATCAAGCCATGTAAAATGGAAATATGATTCAATATCAAAAAATATAGATATTGATACAGCATTCACAAAATTAAACAAAATTGATTTTAAATTTGGAATAGGTCTTATAAAATCAATAGATGAAAGGGGATTTTACAGGGTGAGATCGAATGCTTATTATTTAAACCCAAATGGTGAATTTGGATCTATTATACCACAAAGTAAGTTAAGCCTAAAGACAAATGATATTATTATAGAGCCTAATAAACAAAAATCAAATTGGACGGTTACCTTAAGTCCTGTAAGCGTTGGATACTTCTTAACACCAAGTGGATTTGTTTTCGGGGTTGGTCCAAATATTGGAATTTCTTATAGAATATTTGGTTGGTAAAAATGAAAAAAATGAGTTTTCAATCTTTATATATAGGATATAAAAATTAATTAAAAAGATGAAGCATATCAAACTATTCGATTCTTATAGAAACAAAAGAAGAAGAGATGAGATAATTAAGGAATCTGTAATGCAAGTAAATGATATTTACAAAGTTAAAACTATGGTAGATATTCCTCAATCATTGATCAACTCTTATGTTAAAAAAGTAAAATCAAATACTGGTAAAGATTTAAGACAATTCTTTGGGGATATGGATTTAGCAGAAGAAGTTGTTAAATGGGTCACATTAAACAACCTAGATGCTGATAAAATACCAGCTAACGCTTTAGTCGGTGGATCACAAATGGGACAAGGACAAGGACAAGGACAGATGCAGGGCCAAGGCCAGATGCAAACTCAACCACAGGGTCAAGCCCAAACACAATCTCAACCACAAGGTCAACCACAAGGCCAAGGTCAAGGTCAAGGAGAATTTGAGGATATAGTCCCACAAGGCCAAGGACAGGGACAGGCTCAAGGTCAAGGACAGGGTCAAGGTCAAGGTCAAGGACAGGCTCAAGGACAAGGACAGGCTCAAGGCCAAGGTCAGGCTCAAGGCCAAAGACAAGGTCAGGCTCAAGGACAGGGTCAAGTTCAAGTGCAAACACAAGGACAAGGACAAGGACAAGAAGAAGAGGAAGACGAAGAACTTCCATTATAATTCAAGTTATAAAATCCCACTTAAAAAAGTGGGATTTTTATTTTAATATATAATTTATGATATATTTAGAGTCATATCAAAGTTTCCCAAATGGAGGAACCCTAATAGTTGTAGATGTTCAGAAAAGCTTTAAAAAGTTTTTTTCTGAAAATTACGTAGAGGTTTTGAAAAAATACTGCAATAACTTTTCACAGGTCTATCAAATATTTGATAATCACAATGAGGGTAAGGATGTTGATTTGGACTATTTATATGATGATCATCCCGATACACCTGTTACAAATGATTTATATGAATTTCCCAACCAAAAGGGATTGATAGAGAAAAGATATAACTATGATGTTGATATAGATTTTTACAAAAAAATTGTAACTAAGGAAGTATACGATAAAGTAAAGTCTATGGAGAATAACAAATCTCTAACAAGAGGTATGATGTTTCCCACAAATCAAGGAACCGTTTTGGTTTATATAGGAAATAATCACCAATGGTTTCATGTACCAAAAAAGTTATATGAGTTGTTTAAGAAGTTAAAAGGTCAAACTGTACATATGGCAGGTGGATCAAGAGATGAATGTTTCTTAGATGTAGAAACTACAGCAAAATCCATGGGTGTGGATATAAAGATAGACTATAAGTACACTTATTCAGCTAATGGAAGTTTACTATAAGTCAAACATTTTTATAAATTCATAATCTACGTCAAAATTTGATATAGCATAATCAAAATCTATTTTTGATTTATTACTGGCTAATGTTTCAACTAGATATTTTGAGAAATCAGCATACTTTACTAGGCGTGAAATCCCATCAACTTGGATGTCATAAAACATTGGTTGTTCATTTAAAATTATCCTAAACATCAAAAGATAGTAGTCATCATCAATCGCCTTTATGATTAAACTATTTCCATATCGGCTAAAATTTTGATTATCTGATACCACTATGTTGTTTTTTGATTTCCCATATATATAATCAATTTCTTTTTTATTTAAAGGCCTACTATACTTCAACGTATGGGTTATTCCTTCAAGATTTAATTTTTTCCAAACCTTGTCCTGAAAATTTTCAAATATCTTTATATGATTCATATATATATTTAAGATGTTTGGTTTACATATATTCTAACAGCCTTTTCTATCTCAATAGTCCCGTTATAGCACCAATCTTCTTCATCAAAAAGGCAAGTATATCCAAGTTTATCCGTATCTATAGTTCTGAGGAAATATAACTTTTTGGGATAGATATTTTCGAATCTAGTTCTCCTATTCTTATTGATAAAATCTTCTTTAGCTATTTCAATAAAGGCAGGATCATTATCAAAAACAACCCTCCATTGATTCTGATCAAACTCATCTAGTTTACTTAAAAGATCTATTCTTTTATTTCCCCTAAACTTATTTATCTGATCTCTAAATTTCTTGATATGTTTCATATTATTTTTTATTTTTTCAACTATATATAAAAAATCAATATACGGATCATCTTTTTCAATCCTATATAGTTGACTTAAAGGATATTAAACTTTTTATATATTTTAAATACTAAATTATATGGATCTTATATTCGTAACCGCTTATTGTCCAACCGAAGAACAAGTAGAAAGATTAAATCAATGTATAGACCACTTGTTGGTGGTTGGATTTGATATCTGTATTATATCCCATACACCAGTACCATTACACATACAAGAAAAGGTAAAGTTTTATATATATGACTCGGAAAACGATTTATCTGATGATAATGATTTAAAACATACCGAATATTACTTTGGAAAGGATTATGTGATAAAATCAAAACTATTTAAAAAAGTTCCCTTTTATGGATTTGCTATCTATAGAATGTTTTCAATTGTAAGTGGTCTAGCTAAAAGTTTAGGATACCAAAAGATCTATCATGTGGAATATGATTACTTAATAAAGGACCCAAATATCTTTATAAACCATAAAAAAATATTGGACACATATGATTCTGTTTTATATGGCAGTGAACCAGGAGAAAATATAAAAGGCAATTTCAACCTAATATTAGGTGGATTAAAATCATTTAGAGTCGACAATCTCCCAAAACTATTCTACAATTTCAATAGGGCGGAAATGGAGAAAAGAATAAAAGAAGAAAGCCTGATTCCTTTGGAAAACTTTACTACTAAGATTTTTATGGAATCAGGGAAACCCTTTTTCATAGAACATAAATGGTTAAAGGATAGGATTGAAATTAAGAAATTTATAAATCAAGAATTGAACTGGACTATTTATTATAATATAGACAATGATTTTTTAGGATTTTTCTATTTAAATTATTTTGAGGATTGTGAAATAAAAATTATAATAAATGATTCAGAAGAATTTATTATAGATTTAAAAAAATCTGATACCAAATGTTATGATATAAAAAAATATAACATGGTAAATAGTCTTAAAATATTAAGAAATTCTCATATAATATTCGACCAAAACATAAACGATGATCTTATCAAAAAACTTAAAACAGATTCAATTAGGATCGAATCTAAATAGTAAATTTATTTTGTATATTCAGTTTATTGTGGTACCTTTGTTTTATCAAAAGGGAGATAACAAGCCCTAGTTAATCAGAATTATGAAAACAACCGCAACTAACGTAAGCACAACCGCAACTAATGTAAGCCCTTATTTCTGGATTAAAGCTATATTTAATCAGAATGAATTTGATGATTTTTGTGATTTTGTCCATGGATGGACTTTAGAATATGGTGATGGTGTTTGTCATTGGTCTCTATACTCCCCTTCCAAAAATTCTCTTAGTAAAGTTTATTGGGATAATTATGTAAAAAATGGTAAAAAGATTGCTGTTTTAGAAGGAAATGGTAAGATTTATGCAGCAATTGTTATGTCAGATGGTACCATAGACGAAAGTATAGGAGTATTTGACAATAGAGATGTTAAAATCAGTGATAAAATTTCTCTTGATAAGATACAAAGTAAAATATATTCAGGAATTAACGACAAGGGAGTAACGTCTCTATATCATAGAAATGGATAATTAGTTTAGTTTTTAATAAAAATAAAAAAATCTACCAATTATGGTAGATTTTTTTATTTTCAAGGTTTTTATAAAAAAAATATTTTTTCAACTAATTCTATTTTTTCACATATACATCTATATGTCTAAAATTTGTATTTTACAACCAAATACTAAAATAATAAACTATGTTCCAACCGGAACTCAAACAACTAGAGAAAACTCAAAAGCTCCTTTAACATCCCAAGAAATAATTGAGGATGTACAAAGAGCTTATGAGTTAGGCATAACTTTAACTCACCTACACGCTAGAGACAACGATTTAAAAAATACTTATAAAACAGAATTTTATAATGAAATAATTGAAGGACTAAGGAAACACTGCAAAGATTTAGTAATATGTGTATCACTAAGTGGTAGACTATTTAATGATTTTGATAAAAGAACGGAAGTTTTAGAGTTGATGCCTGATATGGCTTCTTTAACATTATCTTCTTTGAACTTTCCAAGTTCTGCTTCAGTGAATGACTTTGATACAATTATAAAAATATTGGAAAAAATGAAGGTGTTTGGTGTTATTCCAGAACTAGAATGTTTTGACTCAGGTATGGTAAATTTTTCAAAGTATTTATTCGATAGAAATTATTTAGAAGGACCAGTATATTATAATATAATTCTTGGTAATTTATTCAATGCTCAATGTCAGCTTTCTACCTTATCTGATATAAAAAACTCCTTAATAAAAGAATCCGTATCAACTTTAGGTGGAATAGGAAATCAACAACTTAAAAGTAACCTATTTGGATTATTGGAATTTGATGGTATAAGAATTGGATTAGAAGATAACCTTTATTTAAGATCAAAAGAAAAAGCGACAAATCACGAGTTACTTGAAAGAATATTGAGAATAATGAAGGAATTGGACTTAAAAGTTCTTTCCTCTAAAGATCTAAAAGATATAGGATTTGTCAACAAAATGTCAAATCTATAGTATAAAAAATATGAAAATAGTTCTTGGTAAAAGTGAAGACACTATAACGATGGTATTGGATAATTTATCATCAAACCATGATTTTGGCAATGTATCAATATTCAATAATTTAAAACTTGATTCAAAAGAAGATATTTATCACCCTGACTTTACTATATCTATAGTAGAAGAGATGACCTTAACTGATATATCGGAATTTATTTTAGGCATCTATAATCCAAATCCAAAAAAGAAGATAATAGAATCATTTGGATTTAAACCATATAGATTCGTAAATGTAGTTCATAAAAGTGCTCAGATATCCTTAACAACTTCATTGGGATATGGATGTTTAATAAATTCTAATGTTTCCATAGCAGGAAAATCATCAATAGGAGATTTTGTTTCTATAAATAGAAATAGTTCAATAGGACACCACACCATCATAGAAAATTTTTGTTCGATAAATCCAGGATCCAATATAGCTGGACATTGTCATATAGGAGAAGGCACATTAATTGGAATGGGTTCTCAGGTTTTAAATGGTATCAGTATTGGAAAAAACTCAATCATAGGAGCAGGTTCAGTTGTAACAAAAGATATACCTGACAATGTTGTTGCTTGGGGATCACCTTGTAAAATACAAAGATATGCCTAGAGATATTTATAAAATAACAGAAGAATTTGAAAATAGACTTTCAGAATATACAGGAGCACCTTATGTTGTTTGTGTGGATAGTTGTTCCAATGCTTTATTTTTGAGTTTATATTATATAAATATAAATGGTTTAGAGATTTCTATACCTTCAAGAACTTACCCATCTGTTCCTTGTGAAATAATTCATGCTGGAGGCAAGGTTAAATTCTTAGAATCTTCTGATAAGTTAAAAGGTGCCTACCAGTTATACCCAACAAATGTTTGGGACTCTGCTTTAAGATTCACTGCGGACATGTATATACCAGAATCTTTTATGTGTGTATCCTTTTCAGGACCTTATAAACACTTAAAACTATCAAAAGGTGGTGCAATATTAACAGACAACGAAGAAGCTTATAGATGGTTTAAAAGAGCTAGATTCTCAGGTAGGAATGAATGTTCTTATAATCAGGATAACTTCGATATGTTGGGATGGAATTTTTATATGTTACCAGAAATATCTACCAGGGGATTATTACTTATAAATGGTTTTTATAACCCAGATGGTACTAAAAAGTATAATGAAGATTTGGAA